AGGAGTATCGTCACGTGAACGAGCGCCAAGCTCGACGCGGCACCAGCACCGCCGCGGCATCCGGGACGGTCCCCGCAGCAGGCAAGCCGAAGCCCTCTCGCACGCTGAGCGCGTCGCGAGCCGGTGAGAAGTCCACCACGACGCCAGACCTGCGCACCATGGACCGCGATTCGCGGAAAGCCTACGTCGCGCAGCTCTTGAAGGCCGGGCGGCTCTAACGGCTAGCGCGCTCCAGGGCGGGAGGAATCCTCACCCTCTCGCCTGTTTTGGAGCCTCACATGGCCGTTCTCGACCTCTCGAATGCCGAAAAGATCGTCAAGTTCCTTTATCCGGACTACACGGTCCCGCGCGAACTCCGCAAGACGAATCCCTTCTATGCGATGCTCGCGAAGAAGACGAATTTCGTTGGTAAGAGCGTGGAAGTTCCGCTCACCATCAACACCACCCAGGGTGGCGGCTCGACCTTCGCGACCGCGAAGACGGCGAACGAGCAGAACTATGCGTACAGCGACACCTACAAGTCGTTTACGCTGACCCGCAAGAGCGACTACTCGCTTGCGACCATCGGCGGTGAGGCCATGAAGGCCGCCGTGATGGACGAGGGCGCTATGGTCGACCTCTTCCAGGACACGATCGACCTCGCGATGATGACCGCAATGCGTTCGATCGCGCGTAACCTCTTCCGCGACGGCTGCGCCTGGGCGGGCAAGGTCGGCTCGGTCTCGGGCTCCACGATCACGCTCTCGACGCCCTCTGACGCGTTCAACTTCGACCTTGGGATGCGCGTCACCGTGTTTTCGTCGTCGTCGTTCCTCATGGACACCGTGGTCAACTCCACGGATACGACCCCGTACTACGTCACGGGCGTCGACCGTAAGGCCGGCACGATCACGCTCAACAGCGTGACCAGCGTCTCGGGCGGCCAGTACATCGCGCGCGCGGGCGACCGCACCCCGTCGACGACGGACGCGACCGTCTTCACCAACTCGCGCGTGATCACGGGCGTCTCGCAGTGGATCGCGGGCTCGGCTGCTGGCGCGGTCACGGGCGCGAACGCCGGTGCGCAGTTCCAGGCCGGCATCTACGGCGTGACCCGCACGAGCGATAAGACGGCCTTGGCCGGCAACTCGCTTGACTGCACCGCGGCGGCTCCCGACGAGGCGATCATCCAGCTCGTCTCGGACGTTGCGGCGGAGGGTGGCCGTCCCGACCACTGCTTCATGAATCCGCGCGACTTCGCGGCCCTGAACAAGTTCCTCGGCTCGCGTACGGTCTACGACCGCGCCGTGAGCATCGAGGACGCGGATATCGGCTTCCAGAGCATCGTCCTCATGGGCGACACCGGCCCGGTCAAGTGCGTCTCGGACATCAACGTGCCGCAGAGCCAGATCTTCGCGCTCCAGCTCGACACGTGGGACCTCTTCTCGCTGAACGCGGCCCCGCATATCCTCGACTACGACCGCAACCAGTTCCTTCGCGTGAGCGATGACGATGCGTACCAGATCCGCATCGGCAGCTACGCGAACCTGCGTTGCAAGGCCCCGGCGTTCAACGGCCGCGGCTTCAACTACCTCGCCACCTCCACCTTCTGAGGCCACCATGGCAGCCCGATCATTTGTCCAACTTCTCGGCGCTCCCGATCCGGGCGTCGTGGTGCTCGCCTTCAACTTCACCCCCAACGGCACCGGCGCAATCGCGTCGAGCGCCATCCGTGGGCGTGGGGTGGCCTCGGTCTCGTGGAATAGCGCGGACAACGTTTATGACGTGGTTTTGTCCGACGAATACCCGTCGTGTCTCGCCGCGCAAGCGACGTATGTTCTCGCCGGCCCCGACGACAAAATCGCGCAGGTGCGCGCCGTCTTCGCCACCTCGAAGACTATCGGCGTGTGTATCTACGATATCAGCACCGGCACGCGCGGCAGCGTGAGCGCGGGCACGATTCACGTCACCCTCATCCTCAAAAACTCGGGCGTCTGATGAAGAAGCCCGCGCTTTTGATCGCTCTCGGTCGCGGACCGAAGGGCGGCATGGAAGACGAGGAAGAAGCGCCGGAATCCGAGCGCGGCTACGCCGAGGAAAAGAAAGCCTTGGCCGCTGACGTGCTCGACGCCGTGAAGAGCGGCAACAAGCAAGACCTCGCGGACGCTCTCGAGGCGTTCGTGATGGCCTGCAACGACTGAGGAGATGAGAGATGGCACGGAGCAGGACACTCGGAGACATGCGCTCGGACGTTCGGCTCCGTGCCGATCTCGTTGGGAATCAGTTCGTCACGGACTCAGAGCTTAACGAATACATCAACCAGAGCCTCGCGGAGCTCTATGACCGCCTCGTTGGCTCGCGCGGCCAGGAGTACTACGCCGCCGAACAGGTCATCACGACCACGGGCGTAGAAGGTTACGCGCTCCCGGCGACGCATTACGAGACGCTTTACGTGGAGCTCGAGGACAGCGGCGCACGCGTGCGGCTCGGGTCGTACTCCTTCCACGAGCGCGCGGCACTCATCGGCACGTCAGCGGCCAACCCGGGCCGACCGGTGGCCTTCCGCATCATCGCGAGCAACATCACCTTTTTGCCGGCCCCCACGGCCGGCTACACGATCCGTCATTGGTACGTGCCCGCGTGCCCGCGCCTGGCCTCGGACTCGGACTCCTTCGACGGCGTGGATGGCTGGGAAGAGTACGCCATTTGGCGAGCGGTGGCCTACGTGCAGCAGAAGGAGCAGCTCGACCCGAGCTTTGCGCTTTCCTTCGTGACCTCGCTCGGTCAACGCATCGACCGCCTTGCGCCGTTCCGCGCGACGCAGAACACGGAGCGCGTCACCGACGTTTACGGGACGCTTCGTTGCGACACGGACCCTTCGCGCGTCCTCCCGAGGCCCTGAGCCGTGGCCAAGCCACTACCGGGACGCCCCGAGCTCATCGGCCCGATCACCACGCGCCTGCGCACCGTGCCGACGCGTGTGCTCGCGACCGAAGAGGCCGCAACGACGGACGCGCAGCGCCAAAGCCAGATGGGCTTTCAGCGCATGAATCAGATCGTGAAGGCCGTCGAGGCGCTCCAGCAAGTGCCCTTCGGCAACGGTCAATTTTTGACCGTGCCCGATGGGAGCGGCGGACGAAACGAGCTCATCACGTTCGGCGCGGCGGGCACGTACACGATCCCGCACACGCTCGGGCGACCCGTTGAGGGCTTCGTGGTGGTCGACTGCCAGACCTCGGGAAACCATCGCATCCACCGCCACGCCCGCACGCGCAGCGAGGACGAGCGCAGCGTACAGTTCGACATTCAGGCCGCGTGCAGCCTCAAAATTTGGGTATGGTGAGCCATGGCTAACGAAGCGAAGCCCGGCGCGGGCGTCATTGTGCGGGCCGACTTCGGCGGCGGCATCGACCAAAGCATGGACGCGTGGCGCGTCCCGCCGTCTCAGCTCTCCGCGCTCGTCAACGGCCGCCTTGAGCGCGTGGGCAGCGTGCGCAAGCGCACCGGATACACGGCACTGACGCCGCCGATCTCCAGCACGGCGCAGCAACCCGTCGCGGCCCTCTCGCAAGGCAAGCAGACCGCGACCGTGGAGCTCGCGACCGACAACGCCGCGGACAACTGGACGCGCAACTTTGTTGACCAGCGCATCGGCAACGAGTGCCGTCGTGTGGCCCGTAGCTACGCGCCCGGTAGCACCGCGGACTGGGTTACGACGGGCCCGGTCTCCGACGTGGTGGCCGATACGATCGTGCTCGACGGCAACGCGGGCAACATCGCCGAGACCGTGGACTATGCGACCTCGGGCGAGTTTATCTTCGTGGCGAAGCTCAATGAGCCCACCAGCGCGACCTCCGCGGCCGCCCTGACGCTGACGCAGTACGACCGCACGACCCGCGCCGTCATTTCAGAAAAGACGCTGATTTGGGCCTCGGCGCGTGTGTACGTCAAGCTCCTCGCGTTCGACGCGCCGCAGGCCCTCGTGGTGTCGGTGGCCCACAACAGCGCACCGGGCCTCGGGACGTGCGAATTCTTCCTCTACACGTTCAGCCCCTCGGGCCTGACGTTCGTTACGGCTCCCACGCCAACGGTGCGGCAAACCACGATTTCGTGGGTCGACGTGACCGCGTTCGAGGGCCTCCCGGAACAGAAGTACCGCCCGCTCTGCCCGTTTGACGTAATCAAGCGCGGGCAACGGCTCTTCTTCGTGAGCTACTCGGCGAGCGCCTCGGCGTACAGTGCGGAGCTCTTCGACGTGTCGGCGGTGGCGATCACCTCGGTGGGAAACAACAACATCAAGCCCGCGGGCACGGCGGACGCTCACGTACTGAGCGCATGTAACATCAATAACCGCGTGGCCATTTGCGCGGGCGAGTACCAGCCCGCGGCTTCGCCGAACTACTACGCAGCCGCGAACACGAACGCCGTTCTCATCGTGCTCGACATGGCCGCGATCACGCTCAACGCGTTTTCAATCTTCCCCATCACGCGCACGAACGCCGCGGCACGCGTGGCCCCCGGCCGCGTGACGGTGCAGCAGTACAAGGCAACCGACGCGACGGAGGCCCGCGTAGTGGGCATCCTCGAACAACTTGAGTACTCCGCGCCCGGCATCGTGTGGACCCACCAACTCGTGCGCGTGGGCATCGGCGAGAGCCGTGCGACGGCGGATGACGTGCTCGTGCGCTTCTCGTCGGCGGTGCCATCGTCGCGCATGTTCAACTTGCAGGCGACCACGCAGATCCCTTCGACGGACATCCTTCTGACGCGGATGCCCGTGACCGTGGGCGCAAGCGTGCAGACGTTCTACGGGCGCGACACGGGCAACCCGGTGACGGATTTCGTCTCCAACTACTCGAGCACCATCGGAACGCTCGCCATCGTGGGCCCCACGGCAACGACGTTGACGACCGTGGCCGGCCCGGTGCAGACCATCGCGCCGCGCCTCGTGCCGGCCCCGCCTCCCTCGCCGATTCAGATCAGCGGTCAATGGTACGTACCGCAGCTCGTGGCGCTCGACGGCTCCGCGGGCTTCGGTGTGGCGCTCGTGCGCCTGACGGAGCGCAGCGTGGGCGACGTGAGCCCCGGCAACTTTGGCGGCCTTCCGGTCTACCCCGGCGGCGTGCTTCAGCAGATCGACGGCGAACGCGTCGGCGAGGTCACGCTCGCAGACCGCCCACACGTGTGGTTCGTGAGCGCCACCAACGCGGGAGCCGTCGACGACTTCGCGGCCGGAGATTACCTCATCCAAGCCGTCGCGAGTTACCGCGACTCCGCGGGCAACATCCACCGCAGTACCCCGAGCGACCCTTACCGCATGGTCGTTGGAGGCGTCACGGCTCGCACGTGGACGATCTATTACTCGCCGACGAGCTACACGAACCGCAACGACGTATCGCTCGAATTCTACGTGACCGAAACCAACGGGACGATCCTCCGCTCGTGGTTCACGCGCCCCAACCCCACCGTGGGCTCCGTCGCCACGTTCGTCGTGAACGACCCGCAAGCCGGCGGGACGGGCCTTCCCTCGCTTGACTCGCCAACAATCTACACGACCGGCGGCGTTCTTCCGTTCGTTCCCGTGCCCTCGTGCCGCTTCGCGACGCTCTTTAAGAATCGGCTCATCGTCGGCGGCGCAGACGACCCGAAGAGCGTTTATTACAGCAACGGCCCCACGGCCTACCAAGCCCCCGCCTTTGCCGTGGGCAACGTCATTCGCATGGAGCACGAAAGCGGATGCACGGCCGCCGGCAACGTCGACGACAAACTGATCCTGTTTAGCTCGAGCGGCATCTACGCCACGTTCGGCCAGTTCCGAGACGCGACCGGCGCGGGTGACGCGCTCGCGGAGCTCGAGAGTATTCACGATTACATCGGATGCACGCAGCCGCTAAGCGTCTTCGGCATCCCGACGGGCCTGATCTTCTTCGGCTCGGATGGCCTCTTCTACCTCATCGACACGCGCCTCGGTCTCGTGCCGATCGGGCTCAAGGTGCAAGACGTGACGCGCGGCACGGGCTCGGGCGCGTTTAACGTCGTGCAAGGCGCGGTACACATCGAAGCCGAGCGCGAGGTGCGCTTCTACATGCAAGACCCGCTTAGCGGCCTCGGCGCGGCACTTGTCTACAACTACCAGGTGGACCAGTGGAGCTTTGACCTTATCAACGACCCGTCGACGAGCTCCCTCCCTGGCGGATGGGCCGGCGCGTGCTTCTCCGAGGCGCTGCGGTGCTTCGTGGTGACCCCGTCCACCTACATGCAGGACAACGGGCAAAGCTACCTTGACGGAACGGTGTATTACCCTCTCCAGCTCCGCACGGCGTGGATTCAGCCCGCCGGCACGCAGGATTACAGCCGCTTCCGGTACGCGCAGATCCTCGGGCGTGTCGCCGACGCGCACAACCTGACGATGCGCGTCTATTGCGACTTCGACGAGACGACCGTGCGCGCTACGGGCACGTGGACCGCAGCGCAACTCGCGCCGGTGGCCTCGACGGTCTACCCGGAGCAGGTGCGGCTCCAGGTGGGCACGCAAAAAACGCAAGCCATCAAGATCGAATTGTACGACGCCGCGCCCGCCGGTGGTACAACCGGCAAGGGCCCCCAGTTCGTCGGCCTCGCCCTTGAAATGCTTCCGCTTGGCGGGATGCGGCGACTCCCAGACACGCGCAAGAGGTAACGACGATGGCCGGCATTTTTGAGACGATCCTAGAAGCCCCGCAAGCGGCCGTGAGCGCGATCGGTGGCGGTGCGAAAAAGTACTTCGGCCCGGAGAAAATCCAGCGGCAAGACGTGCTCGGCGTGGGCCAGATTGGCGGCGACCCGAATCGCGTCGAGGACGAATACCAGCGCCGGCTTCGCGAGCAGCTCGCGCAGCGTCAACGCGCCGAAGAAGCGCGCCTCTACGACGAGCAGCGTCAACGCATCCTTGGCGCGATGCAGCCCTCGACCGTCGCGGCCGAGGCCGCACGCCAGCAAGCCTACCAAGGCGCGCAGGCGACCCTTGGCGCGGCCCGAAGCCAGGGAGGCATCGCCGGTGCGCAGACGAGCGGCCTTGCCGCTCTAGGTGCCGGCCAGGCGCAGCAAGCGGGCATGGTCGAAGCTCGCCAGGTGCAAGCGCAGGAGGAGCAACGCAACGCGCTCGCGCAGGCGCAGCTTGCGGAGATGCTCCGTCAGCAGGAGCTCGCCCGCATTGCGCTCGAGCGCGGCGACGTGGCGCAAGCCCTCGGGGCGCAACGTGCGCTTCTGGTGCCCGAAATCGAGATGCAGCAGCAGTACGCCGCAGCCGAGGCCGAGCGCGCTCGACGGATGCAAGGCGCAACGGCGCAGGGCCTCGCGACCCTCGGCGCTTCCGCATACGATGCGTATTCGGCATACGAAAAAGAGCAGCAGAAGAAGGCGGACGACGAATTCAAGCGCGTGATGGGGTTCTAAATGGCGATGCAACCTTTCCAGATGCAACCGCGTGCGGTGTCGTTCGGTCAACCGGCCGCGCAGCCCGAGCAGCCCTACGTGGGCAACGTGCCGCCCGAGTTCGTGGCGCGGGCGCAGGCCAGCAAGCAAGCGCAGGAAGATGAGCGCCGCGCCTACGAGGAGCAGATCGCAAGGCTCCGCGCGATGCCCGGCCAGCAGATCGAGCGCATGTTCGCAGCGCGCGCCCCGCAGGAGGCCGCGGTAACGGCGCTCGGGCAGCGTGCGGCAACGCTCGAGGGCGGTGCGGCTCTCCAAGGCGTGCAGCAGGCTCGCGAGCGCGCGCAAGCGCAGGCGATGGTTGCAGCTCGCACCCCGTATGGTGGCAAGGGCGCAAGCCCGGAGGCGGCCATCCTCGGCGGCCAGATCGGCACCGCAGCGGCTTCGCAGTTCGGCGCGCTCGAGCAAGAGGCGGCAGCGCGTCAAGCGGCCTACCTCCGCGGCCTTGGCGCGCTTGGCCAAGGTCTCGCGAGCGAGGCCGAGCAGATGCGCCTCACGGAGCAAGAGCTCCTCCGCGACATGCAAACGCGCTTCCTTGCGGCGCAGCGCGCGGCCGGCGGCCTCCAGGAGCGCAGTGCGGCATCGCGTCAAGCGCAGTTCGGGACGGCCGGCACGGTGGCCGGGACCATCCTCGGCGCTGCGGTGGGAGGCCCCGCCGGTGCAGGTATCGGCGGCAAGCTCGGCGGTGCGGCCGGCGGCGGCATGGGTTGAGGTAACAGCATGTCCAACGGATTCATGAGCCCAATCCCGAGCCCGCTCGACTTCGATCCCAACATCCCCGGCGGGTACGCCGTCCCGGCCGCCGTGCTCGGCTCGACGCCTGGCAGCGCGCAGGCAAGTACGGCCGTGCTCGGCTCCGCGCCCGTCGCAACGCCCGCACCGGCTCCCGCTCCGCCTCCTCCCGCGCGCGTGCCGTATAGCGCCGACTGGTTCACGTTCGGCGGCGCATCGGCGGCGCAACGTCTCCTTGAGCGCGTGGGCGCGGCCACGATGGGCATCGACACGAGCGCCCCAGCAGCGGCCCCGGCCGCCGCAGCGCCCCAGGCAACGGGCGTGGGTGTGCTTCCGCTTTCGCAGCTCCCGCAGAGCTTTAGCGGCGTGGGCGCGCAGTATGCCCCGCCGTTGCCCGCAGAGGGCCCTAGCGCGGCCCCGGTGGCGCAAGGCGCACCGATGGCAGCCTCGGCCGCCGCAGCCCCGCCACGAGGCGCGCAGGGCGCTGGAGCGGGCGTTCCTGATTCGTTCATGGGCGTCGACCTCCGCGGCGCGAAGAAAGCGGCCGCGGGCCTTGGCCAGGTCTCCGAGGTGGGCGGCATCCAGATGGGCGCGCTTACGGGCGAGCGCAAGGCGCTCGAGGAGCGTGCGGGACGACTGACCGAGGCGACGACCGAGGCCGAGGCGAACCTGGCAAAGGCGCAACAGGCCGAGCAAGCGGTGGCACGCGAGCGCGAGACCCTCGCCGGCCAGCAGGCCGAGGCCGCCCGAGTGGCCGAAGAAGACGCGGCCATCGAACGCCAGACGCGCCGATTGGCAGCCGAGGACGCGGCAAAGAAGCTCGAAAGCGCGCAAACGGCGCTCGACGAGACGAAGATCGACGTGGATAAGGCATACGGCGGAGCAGCCGGGCGAATCTTCGCCGGTCTCGCGGTGGCCCTCGGCAGCTTTGGCGCTTCGCTCACGGGCGGCCCCAATTACGCGATGCAGATCGTCAACGACCGCATCAACCGGGAGCTCGACGCGCAACGCTCGGAGCTCGACAAGGCCAAGGGCAAGGTTTCGGAGCTCGGGCGCATCCTCCAGAAGAATGAGGATCTGCTTGGCGACGCGACGAAGGCCCGCAACCTGGCGCGCGCGCAGACGTTTACGGCCCTCGCGGCTGACGTAGAGGCCCGCGCCAAGGGCCGCGAGCTCGCACCGCAGCAGGCGAAGGTGGTTGCAGACCTCCGCGCCCGTGCGGCCGCCGAAATGGACCAGCTCCAAGCCGGCATCCGCGAGACGCAAACGAAGGCGCAGCTTATCCCGGCCGTGGAGCGCCAAGAGCGCGCGCGACTTGCGGCAGCGGCACGGCTTGCAGCGGGCAAGGAAGAGCGCGAGATTCGCAAGGCCGCGATTATCGAAAGCATTAAGCAAGGGAACCTAACGATCGACCCGGCAACGGGTGGCCTCGTGAAGGGCCAAGGCACGCCCGAGGCGCAAGAGAAACTGATCGGCCGCACGACGGCGCTCGTAAAGACGCTCGACGAGAAGAACCTTCTCACGGGCCCGCAGAGCATGGCCGAGCTTATGCAGAGCGTTGGCGTGGACCCGGTAACGGGCGAACGTAACCCCAACGCAACCGTTGCCGGATATGCCTTTGGACGCACGAACCCGTTGGCCGTCACCGCAGACGCGCGCGAAATCCGCCGTCGACTTTTTCAGCAGGTCGAAGGCGTGGCAAAAGCGGCCGGCGGTGTCGTTACAGACGGAGACCGCGAAAGCGCGGAGCGGCAGATTATGGGCGCTGGGACGCTCGGCGAGCTCCAAAACGCTTTGCTCGACATGTACGGCAAATATGCGAGCAAGGCGCGAGCATTTGCTACGGATAAGCAGGCGTTCCAGGTCATCGCGCAGACGAACCCGGCCCTCGCGGCCGTGGTCAACTTCGGCCAGGCGCAACAGGCGGCAACGGCCGCGGGCCTCCGCCGCGGGGCGCGCTAATGGCCGACGTAACGATCCGCACCCCGCAAGGCGAGCTCTTCACCGGCCCGCAAGAGCGTGTCGCGAAGTTCCAGGAGCTCATCCCTGGCGCGCAGGTGCTCACGCCCGAGCAGGCGACCGAGGCCGCACGCGTCGAGGCGCTGCGCGAGGAGCAAGGCGGCCTCACGGGCGCGGGCGTGCAGTTCGCCGAGAGCCTCATCGAGGGCGGGACGGCGCTCCCCATCGGCCAGGCGCTCGAGCGCGCCTATGGGCGTCTCAAGGGCGGCGAGCAAGGCGAGCAAGAGGCCATCGAGCGGATGCGCATCCGCGAGGAGCAGCAGCCCGTGGCAGCCCTCGCAGGCCAGGCCATCGGCTTCGGTGGCGCGGCGCTCGTGCCGGGCGTTGGCGAAGCCGTGGGCGCGGCCCGTGCGGCCCGCCTCGCGACGACCGCCCCGCGTGCGATTATGGGCCTTGGTGGCCGTGCGGCGGCGCTTGCGGAAGCGCGCGTGGCTCAAGAAGGGATTAAGCGTGGCATCGCGGGCGCGGCGGCCCGCGGCGTGGCGGAAGGCGCAGCCCTCGGCACCGGCCAACTTGCGAAAGACCTGGTGCTTGACCGCGACATCAGCGGCGAGCTTGTGGCCGAGCGCATTCTAGGTGGCGCACTCATCGGCGGCGCAGGCGGTGCGCTTTTCGAGGGCCTTGGACAAGCCGCGGTGAAGGCAGCGGAAGCAGCCGGCGCAGGAACCGCGCTCGGTCTCGCTGGCGCTGGCCTTGGTGGCGCTATGTTCGGCGTCCCAGGCGCGGCGGCCGGTGGTTACCTCGGCACCCGTGTAGGTCGCGCGCTTGGTGAGAGCGCCGCAGCGGGCGAGCGCGCAGCACTGAGAGAGGCAGCCGAGCGCGAGGCGTTCGCGGCCAAGGCGGCACGCGGCGAGACCGTCAAGGCGGGCGACCTGACCGCCGAAGAGCGCGCGGCCATCCTCGAGCGTTCGGAGCTTGACGCAATCAACGAGACGGCAACCCGTGAGGAAGAGCTTGGGGGCCTCGACTCGGCGGAAGCCGAGATGGTGCGACAGCAGCGCGCAGAGCTCGAAAGCGTGCGCCGCGATAACAAGGAGTTTGCGATCGCTCAAAAAGAGCTCGTGGATCGCGAGATGGCTCGTTTTAAGTCTAAGGACACGGAAACGGCAGCCTTCGCGCGTCGCCAGCTCTCAGAGGCAAACGACGAGATGGAGAAGATCGCCCGCAGCTTCGGCGACTTCCGCGAAGGTCACTTCGCTCGTGGGCTCCGTGGGTTCGAGGCGGCACGTCGTGCGGTCACTGGCACGGAGAAAGATGCGACAATGCAGCGCCTCGCGAAGGCCCTGCCAACCGAGGAGGCGGCAAGTTATGCACGCCTTTCGCGAAGCGGCCTCGTGGAGAGGCTTGAGGAGACCGCAGCCGAGATTGAGCGACAAACGGCAGGCGTTGACGGACTGCAACGCTACTTCGGCAAGCAAGCCGAAAACATGCGCAAGGCGGCCGCGGAAATCGGATCGCTTACGGACGACACGGCCGAGAACCTCGCGAAGATGCACCGCGCCGCAGACCTCGCAAAGCGAGAGTTCGATCGCATCCTCGCGCGTGGACCGTCAAGCCAGCTCAGCGACGACGCCCGCAGCGTGTATAACTTCTTCCGCCAATCAAACGGTGCGGACAACTTGCGCAAGGCGCTCATGGATCCGCAGCTCTTCGGCGAAGAGATCGCGGCCACGCAAGCGGCCATTAACCAGAAGTGGACACCGGCGATCCCTCGTCTCAAAGACATCGGGAAGCGTCTCATGCGCGAGGGCATGAACCCGACCGACGTTGACCCGTTCCAGCTCGAGACGGTCATCGACCCCGCAAAGGTGCTTCCGTTCATGCGCAGCATTGGCAGCGCGGAACAGGAATACAACGCGCAGACGCTCTCCGAGTGGGCGCAGACGCAACTCGAATTGCAACAGACGGCCTTGCGCCTCTTCAAGCCGACCGCGAGCCAGCGGCAGAAGATTGAGCAGGGAATCGAATCCTTGCAGATCATGAAGCGCGACATCGACCTGGCGCGCAAAGCGTCGGCGCGTGTCGAGGCGGCAAAGCTCATCGCCGAGGACGCGCAAAGCGCGCTTTCCCGCGCCGCGGCCGAGAACCTCGGCGGCGTTGGTCGCGTGCTTACGACCATGTTCGACCTTGAGCGCCGCGCGACCATTGAACGCACGCTCTCGGCCCTCGTGGGCGATGCAGACCGCAAGGTATCCGAGGCGGCCAAGGCGTTCGTGCGCGGCGGTGAGAAGCCGGGCAAATTCATCGCCGAGGCCGCGAAGGCCACGGCACGCGGTGCGCAACAGGTCGACAAGCCCGCGCCGCAAATCGCGCCCAAGGAAGCCGTCGCGAAGGAGCTCGCGACCACGGCCCCGAAGGAGACGCGCGCGAAGCGCGCCGAGGAGGCCCTTCGCCAAATCGCGATCATCACGAGAATCGCCGGTACGCCGCAAGCCATCGAGGCGTTCGCGTACCAGGGAACGACGCCGCTTCACTCGTCGACGGATGCGCGCCTTTCGCAGAACGTGGCAACGGCCATGGGCCGCACCGTGGCTTACCTCGCCGCGAAGGCCCCGCCCGTCTTCCAGAGCAACACGCTGCAACCGCAGCTCGTGCAACGCCAGCTTTCCGACGCGGAGATCGCGCGCTGGAATGCCTACGTGACGACGGCCGCGAAGCCGCTCTCCGTGCTCGACGACCTGGCACGCGGCACCATCCGCCGCGAGCAGGTAGAAACGCTGCGGGCGCTCTACCCGGCGCTCTACTCGTCCATGAGCGCAAAGGTGCTCGAGGCCCTGCACGACTCCCGCGCGGAGGTGAGCTACACTCAGCGCGTCCTTCTCGGAACGCTCTTCGGAGCTCCCACCGATCCCACCTTGCAGCCCGCATCCATCCGCGCGCTTCAAGCAGCTTTCTCGCCGGTGCAAACGCCCGCCCCTCGTGGCGCAAGCGGTACACCGGGCCGCGTGCGTGGCTCGTTTGCCGCCGACCTCCGCACGTCTTCCGAGTCTCTCGCGGCACGTAGGGCCCTTCCATGACGCAACGAATTGGCACCGGCGCAAACGCCGAAATCACGCAGTACGCCGTGACGCTCTCGACCACGCCCCGGCAGGTCGAGTGCTCGCAGCCCGTAGGCACCGCGGTTGGCGCGCTCACGGCGCAAAGCCCGAGCGCAACGGCCTCGCGCGTGCTGAACACCGGGCCCGTGAACCCCGGACGCTTCTACACGCAAGGCGCGGTACTCGTGAACACCGACACCGCGATCACCGTGTACGTGGGCGCGAGCTCCTCGCACACGGCCACCGTGGCGCTCCCGCTCGCTCCTGGCGCGGCGTTGCGTCTCGACGTGAACCGCCTGGACAACGTTTGGCTCTTCTCTGCGTCGGGCACGCCCGTCGTGAAGATCCTGGGGGTGTGAGATGGGCGCACCTCAATACGAGCAGGCAGGCGCAGACGTAGCGGGCTCCGGCACCCCCGGCACGATCCCGGTGTGGAGTGGCTCGGGGACGACGTTGGGGGATTCGCAACTCATTCAGAGCGCGACTGGCATTTACACCATGACGCGCAACATCGGGATTGGAATCGATCCCGGTACCGTCAAGCTCCGCATCACCGTTGGCAACGCCGGCGAGTGGACGATGCGCACCAACGGCTCGACCACGGCCGGGCAGAGCTTCGGCTTTCTTCTTGATGCCGGAACGAATGCGAGTGACGCAACGTTACAGCTTCGCTCGGCAACGGGCGCAGCTACGCACATGTTCGTTCGCGGCGACGGCCACGTCGGCATCGGCACGGCGAGTCCGAGCGCAAAGCTGGAAGTACCCTTCACCGGCTCCCTTGCCGGTATGCGCATTCAGATCAGCAGCGCCAACTACTTCAACGCAACGAATCATTTCTTCCGCACGCTCGGGGACAACAACCTTGTGCAAATTAGCGGAAGTTATATCGATGCATCGTTTCAGGCCAACTACGGCCTCAGGCTCCCCGCGACGCCTGGCGCAACGGGCGCGGGCAGCGAGCAGACTTTGGACTGTTACGCGGAAGGCACCTGGACGCCAACGGTTACTGGTTTTGGAGGTACAGCGCCCACCGTCACGGGACGATATACGCGCGTTGGACGACTTGTAACGCTCTCCGTGCTGGTATCGGCTACGGGTGGCGCGCAGTTTAGCTCGACCGCAAACACTACCTACATTTCGTTGCCATCGGGAATGACGCCAACGACGGCATCGCAACCCGGCGCAACGTCGAACAGTGGCATCGCAGCGGATGGGCCATGCGTTGCGTATACGAACGGCAATCTGTACTTGCCGACGTTCGCGCTGCGCACCGCCGATACGTTCCTAACCGTCACCTACATGATTTGAGGTTTCCATGTTCGCAACGATTCAACCCGTCCAAGTCTTTCCGAGCACCGCGCATGTGCTCGTTCTCTCCAACCCCGTCGTGAGCCTCGGCCAGTCCGCAGTCTTTACGGCGTACCTCAAGGATGCGCCGGAAGGCGCGTACCTGACCCCAGGCACGACGCTGACCATGGAAGGCAGCGCATACGCTCAGTGGGGGACGGATGACGAATATCCGTATCAGTGGGCAGCGCAGCAGATCGGCCTCACGATCATCGAGATCGTGCCCGACGCGCCCGCCATCATCGCGCCGCCGCTCCCCGATATGAGCGTGCCGCCGGTGGCCGATGCTCCCGTCGCCCCTGCGCCGTCGAACGACTGATGGCCACCACGAAGGCCGCGCTCAAGTGCAACAGCCCGAAGCGCACTCCTGGCCACCCGAAGAAGTCGCACGTCGTCAAGGCGTGCGAGGGCGGCAAGGAGAAACTAATTCGCTTCGGTCAGCAGGGCGTCAGCGGCTCGCCTCCGTCGAAGGGCGAGTCTGACGTCGACAAGAAGCGCCGCGCGTCCTTCAAGGCTCGCCACGCGAAGAACATCGCCAAGGGCAAGATGAGCGCGGCCTACTGGGCCGACAAAGTGAAGTGGTAACGATGGCCGCGATCCCCCTCCTCGCAGGAATCTACACGACGACGACGCCCGACTTTCGGACGGCGTACCCGGTGAACATGGTGCCCGTACCGAAGGCGACGGGCATCAGCGAGGCGTACCTGCGCCCCGGCGACGGCATCGTAGGCGACGGAGTGGGGCCTGGCGTCGATCGAGGCGGCATCAACTGGGACAACAACCTGTACCGCGTCATGGGCACAAGGCTCGTGCGCATCGGCCCCGACAACATCGTGAACGAACTCGGCGACGTTGGCCCCGGCGGCCTCGTCACGTTCGATTACTCGTTCGACCGTCTCGCCATCGCGTCCGGCGGGCGCCTCTACTATCTCACCGGCTCTTCGCTCGCGCAGGTCACCGACCCCGACCTCGGCGTCGTCGTCGATTTCTGCTGGGTCGACGGCTACTTCATGACGACGGACGGCGAGTTCCTCATCGTCACGGAGCTGAACGACCCGTTCGTCGTCAGCCCGCTGAAGTACGCAAGCAGCGAGGCAGACCCCGACCCCGTCGTGGCGCTCGTGAAGGTG